CGGGACCTAGCGGAAGCGACGGAAAAACAGGCCCGACAGGAAGCGATGCAACTGCCACCGGGCCGACGGGCGCAGATGGAAAAACAGGTCCAACGGGACCTAGCGGAAGCGACGGAAAAACAGGCCCGACAGGAAGCGATGCAACTGCCACCGGGCCGACGGGCGCAGATGGAAAAACAGGTCCAACGGGACCTAGCGGAAGCGACGGAAAAACAGGCCCGACAGGAAGCGATGCAACTGCCACCGGGCCGACGGGCGCAGATGGAAAAACAGGTCCAACGGGACCTAGCGGAAGCGACGGAAAAACAGGCCCAACAGGAAGCGATGCAACTGCCACTGGTCCGACGGGAGCAGATGGCGCCACCGGACCAACCGCGATTGTAGGTGATACTTCTCCGCAATTAGGCGGCAATCTTGATCTAAACGATTTTAATATTGAGGTATCATTTGAGCCAACATCTAATCTAAATGCTTCAGGAATCATCGCAACAATGACAGTAGACACAAATGCAGAAGGTATTGGCGCACCGTTATTCATGGCAGCCGATGGTCATTTAGATACGGCTGATGCTGATGGAGTTACAACAGCGCCTTGCGTTGCTTTAGCTATGGAGACTGGGACAGGTAGCAAGGAAGTATTGCTTCTTGGAGTTATGAGGGTTGATGCTTGGAATTGGACTATTGGCCCGGGTAAAAGTACGCTTGTATACGTTTCGGCAACAGTAGGCACATTGACACAAACACCTCCAACCGGAGAAGATAGCGTAACTCAACCAGTCGGATGGGCTATGAGCGATGATTGTTTATACTTCCAACCATCTATGATATTTATTACACACGGGGCATAAATGACAGCAACAAATCCAGGAACAACTAATTTGATCTCATGGTGGTCTCTTGACGAAACAAGCGGTAATCGTGCTGATAGTCATGGAAGCAATACGTTAACGGATATTAATACTGTATTGTACGACACTGGCAAGGTTGGCAACGCAGCTAAATTTGAAGTTGCCAACAGCGAATATTTGTCTCATGTTGATAATCCTGCGCTGAGTGCTGGTGACATTGATATTACGTGGGGATGTTGGGTAAACATTGAATCGTTTGCTACATCCAGAGCTATTATAAGTAAGTTGTATGGTACAAATAGTGAGTATGTTTTGTATTATCATACAAACAATGATGAATTAGCTTTAACAATATTTTCAACGACTAATGGGACTGTATATGCTACAACATTAGGCTCACCATCTACTGCAACATGGTATTTTGTTTTAGGATGGCATGACCATACAGCAAATACAATTAATATACAGATTAATAATGGCACAGTCGATAGTGTCGCTCACACATATGGCATATACGATAGCAACAGTGATTTTAGCGTAGGTGGTTGGTCCGGTGAAGATTATTACGATATGGATGGACTTGTTGATGAAGCATTTATTTATAAAAGAGTTTTAACTGCTGATGAACGAACTTGGCTATACAACAGTGGGAATGGTAGAGGATATTCTTCTGTATCTGGCATTCCTGGCATCAAGACGGTAAACGGAGTTGCAATGGCAGATATAAAAACAATCAACGGAGTAGCGGTTGCTGACATTAAATCAATTCAAGGATTAACATAGAAGTAGTTTATGAAACCTTGATAGTTGGGGTGATAAATCTTCTTATTGCCTAGTTGTAAATATACTTAAGATATTGTATAATAATTACATAGTGAGAGGAGTTTTATATGGCACCAATAGCATACCCTAATAATCCCTGGGGCTTTTACGTACAGGGGAATAACATCAATGGTAGCGGAAAGATTGAAGTAGACTTCGCAAGGGCAAAGGATGACGGTGCAAGTTTCGTTGTCATCAGGGCGTCTGACGCAGCGCAGATACAAGAGGGCGCATTCAATGACCCTAGAAAATACGGCGACCCTTCAGCACACGCTAATTTGCAGAAGGCTTATGACAATGGATTGATACCGATATTCTGGCACGGGTTGAGAAGTAAACCCGACACCTACTCGGTGGACTGGAAAACACCAGGCGCAGGATTACAATATAGGTCATTGGCGCATATGCTAAAAAGTTCCGTGCAAGGTGTGGCAATAGCAATGCGACATATAAATGATGACACAGACGGCAATCACGCCGAAGCATTGCGGGGTTTTATGACCGTGTTATCCATTATGGGCGTAGACCAACCAAAAGTTATTGCTATGAGTTCAAAGTTCTGGGAGTACGGAAGCGGTTCGGTTGGTAACATTATCGGACAACCTGACTTCCCGCACATCGTTCTTGTCATGGATGCAATTCAAGGCGTGCCAACGCCTGAAGAACCGGAAGGTAGAACGAAACCGCCAAGACCAGGTAGTTTAGCGGGTAACGAATCTATTATGTGGGCGCATAAATATTTCCTTGATTATTCAACTAATGGCATGGCGTCAATCAGGATTGTTTATCTGGGGAATGAGGGACAATTATTAGAACGGTTCGGCACGCCTAAACATTGGGACGCTGCCCCCGTTATAGTTCCCCCCGTTGATCCACCCGGCCCCGAAGATCCCCCCGTAATCCCCGACCCCATTACCCCGCCCGCAGCATCATATGATGAACTGATCTCGGCGTTAGACGATATATGCCTTGAATTAACAGAGATAAATGCGAACATCTGCGAGGCGTGGAGGTTGGACTGATGTTACCATTCGGGCTTGACATATCATCTTATCAGGGTAAGGTAGACTTTGACGTTATCGCAGCGCATGAGCCGAAGGTAGAGTTCATCGGCATTCGTTCCGGTATTTCATGGGGCTACACAGATAAGTGGTTCAACAGGAATTGGACAGAAGCAAAGCGGGTCGGTATTGCAAGAACAGCTTACCATGTTTTATATCCGGCGCAACCTATCAAAGCACAGATGGATAGATGGCTAACCATAGTCGGTGATGACTTGGGAGAGATGCCACTAACCTTAGATTTCGAGCTGGTGCACGGTTGTAGTAAGAATCAGATGCGAGACTCTTTACTTTCAGCAGATGGATACATTGAATCTAAAACTGGAAGAAAACCAATAAATTACAGCAGAGCAAACATTATTGATGATTATTGTACGTATGATGTAGAGTACAACAATTATGATTGGTGGCTTGCTCAATATTTCTCAAATGGGCAAGAGCACACCGGATTGACTTGGGCGCCAGGAACCAGGGACCACGATTATCCCAAAGGTGTTGATCGGGATCGTTGCATCATTCATCAGACAGGCGACCATACTCTCGGATTTGGCGTTGAGAGTAAGATGTTAGACTATAACCGCTGGCAGGGTGATTTGTCTAGCCTGTACGCATATCTTGGCAAAGACCCCGATCCGTCCGATGACACCGGACAGTTGACCAACGAGCAGAAGGTGTACGAGATATTGCAACGTGATGTTAAGCCGTTGTTGTAAACTAATTATGTTGGTGATATAACCAATTATATTAGTACAACCCGTGACAAACTGTCACGGTACAGAGTGGAGGGTAGATGACTGAACAATATAACAGGCGAACTATTACTATCACTTAACCACGCTGGATATTCATACAGTGATTTAGCACGCAAGCACGGATTAACAAGAGGTAAAGTAGCTGGGCTTATTGCCCGTTATAAAAAAGAGAACAAACATCGCAATTTGTTTGAGATTGATTTCGGTGATCCCTGGCGATTATCAGGTGATTGGATGATAACAGGTGATGTTCACCTACCATGCACAGATTATGACTTCATGCACCTGTTATTGACGGTAGCACGAAAACAAAATGTCAAGAAATTAATTGTGGCTGGTGATACATTCACGCTGGACAGCTTCAGTAAGTATGAACAGGTTATCAAGCCGATAACATGGGCACAGGAACGTGACGCTGCTAGAGTTGTAATTAGCGAGTGGGTAGAATGGTTCGACGAGATACGCTTCATCATGGGCAACCACGACCGCCGGATGCAGAAATGGGCAGGCGGAGAGTTTGACGAAGCTGACATATTCGGCATGATAACCTCGTCTGATAAGTGCCATTACTCAAATTGGGGATGGTGCGTGATTGATACACCAGCCGAGTATCCCTGGCGGGTAACGCACTCATCTAATTACAGCGTTAATCAGTTGACAGCTGCTGGAGAACTAGCTAACAAATTCCAGATGAATATTATTAGTCACCACCAACACCATCTAGCGATTGGCTGGGATAAGTATAAGAGGTTTGTTGTCGTAGATAACGGCGCAATGGTCGATTCCAAAAAGCTTGCCTACGTTATGCTAGATGATAATAAAATGCCTAATATGACCAACGGATTCACGATGTTACAGAATGGCGTTGCGCATCCGTTCGGTAAGTGGCCATTCACGGATTGGGAGAATATTATTTAGCCATCATCCTTTCCTCTCCCTATGGTTGCCCTGGCTTCGGCTGGGGCAACCGACTTGACACGGGAGGGGAGGTAGAGTACAATGAATTTGACCAGCAAGTGATAGGTCTGGCGATCCAGACCGCCGGCAGCGGTGTGGTGGGAACACACAAATTCAAGCGGGTTCAAATCCCGCCTGCCGGTTTCAACCCCCTGCCTATATGGTAGGGCATGTAGTGACCAGGTCTATTATAAAGCTGGTCCAATCGCCGTCCTTCGGGGCGGTGGTTGCGTTTAATGTACTTTTCATATCTGATAATATGCAAAATATACCACTTTCCCTATATAAAATACACCAATTTCACTGAATACCGATGTTTCACCGGATGGTGAAAGTGTAAACAAGCATTTACACAATACGCAAATTATTACCTATTGACCCCTCAAATGTATACTAATAGGCAAGTTAGTTCACATTGAACTATGTCCATTATGGAAACAGTTGCCCAATTACTTGACATTGTTGTATAAACTTGCTACAATGATTGTAGTGATAAATAAATAATACAAAGGGAGTAAATATGGACGAAGAAGATAAGGGAGTAATCAATTTTCAAGCAGGTGCAGAACGTAAGTTGCAAGTTGAGGCAATCGCAACATCAAGGGGTCTTATGATGGCCGAGTTGCTGCGCAGGTGGATTGACGAAGCCATTGAGCAGGAAGTCGAGAGGCTGAGATAATGCCTGACTATTGCCCCATCTGCGGGGCCGAAATTGACGAGTCATGTCGTATCTTCGCATCACGCGGAGAGTATGACGATGACAGTGACCGCCCGAGAGAGTGTCACGAATGCGGGTGGGTGATGATTAAAGATTATCAGGACGGCGATATTCCGTTCTAGGAGAGTGAGATGAATTACCTTAAGAGTTTGAGAATTGCAGAAGCAGAAGAACTTGCAGCACGTCAACACTTGTTCCAGGTGGAAGATGATCCAATATCAACTTATATTGAATTCGTCGATGCTGATTTAGAACACGAAAAGTGTTCACAGAAAATGGAAAGAGCGTTCGATAGGTGCAGAAAACACGAGGTTATATTCGCATGATGAAATCATATTATCCAGGATGGGATGGAAAGTTAGTTGAGGTGGAAGTCCTCGCAGAGAGAATTATAAACGGCGTTATGATGGCCGACATCTGCGCGAAGGAAGGCAAGCCATTTATCGCAGGACACGTTATCGAGTATGCAGTTGAGGCAATCGTTGTAAAGGCTAGTGATATAATTATTAAATAGTGAGAGGAGTATGATATGTTATTTTTCGATATTGAGACAACAGCAGATCCAACGGCGATACAAATGTTGCCAGAACCAGCAGCCCCGTCCAATTATAAAGACGAGGACAAGATTTTGGCATGTATAGCAAACAAGCGAATTGAGCAAGCAGAGAAAGCTGCGCTAGACCCAGATACAGGCACGGTGGTTGCTATTGGGTTTATGGATGCGGGAAAACTACACTCGGGAATTGTCAACGCCACATATTCTGAAAAGTATATTATCGAGCTGTTTTGGGATTTGTTTGCAGAATCTAACGGGCAATCATGCGGATACAACATTATCGGATTTGATCTTCCATTCTTACTCCGCAGGTCGTTCGATTTAGGAATCGCAGTTCCATTACGTCCAGTGTTAGCAAAATACCGCACAGATCCAACCTGCGACCTGATGGCGATACTCTATAACTGGGGACAGGCGAAATCGTTGAAATGGGTATGTAAACGGTACGGTATCGACAACCCACTTCCTGGTTTGGAAGGTTCGCAGGTTTCGGGTATGGACGCTGGTACACTGAAGGCATATGTAGAGAACGACGTTAACTTGTGCGTACAGTTATATGAGCGCATGAATGGAATATATTTTTAGTGAGAGGATAGAAATGACAGAGAATGCAATAGTAGTACACAACGAAATGATATCCCCCGTTGCAGACATTGAAACAGCAGTAGCAGTATACGAACAAATGGGAACGTTTATAAGCAAGGTACTTAAACAAGGGTTGGATTATGGAAAGGTGCCTGGCACCGGCGACAAACCAACCTTACTAAAACCGGGAGCTGAAAAGTTGGCAAAGTTCTTCGGCTTACGGTTATTGATAGATCTCGCTGACAAGGTAGAGGATTGGACAGGTAAAGACCACAATAATGAGCCATTCTTTTACTATCGATATAAAGCGCAATCATGGCACAAAGATCTACTGATAGCAGAATGTGAGGGATCGTGTAACTCATGGGAAAAGAAGTATAGATACCGCAATGCTTCGAGGGTGTGTCCTAGTTGTGGCGGCAAGTTTATCATCAAGGGTAAAGAGGAATATGGCGGCGGTTGGTTATGTTTTGCTAAGAAAGGCGGCTGTGGTGCCAAGTTCAATAATAACGATGTTAAAATTACGGGCCAAGAGATTGGACAGATAAACAATCAAGATCCCGCCGAACAAGTAAACACCATTCAAAAGATGGGGCAGAAACGGGCAATCGTTGGCGCAGTTCTCTTAGCCTGTAACGCGTCGGATTACTTCACGCAGGATATTGAGGATATGGCTGACTTTGGCGGTATTGTCGAGGGTGAGTTTGTAGAGCCCCCACCTGAACCAAAGACTACAACCACCCCGCCAAAAGTAACGCAATCGCCACCTCAGAAAGTAGAGCAAGTAGTTCCCGACAAGATGACGCTGGAATTTGCAGAGGGTTTGGTCGGCAACACAGACGGCTCTAGGTACGGTGATCTGGACACGAAAGATTTATCCGTGCGTATCAACAGTATAATCAAGTCGCTGAAGGACGAGCGAGACACTAATAGGCGCGAAGATCTGCAAATGAAACGGGACGGTATCGAAGTGATACTGAAACACCGCAACAGCTAATAACATATCGGGGGCGGTTCTCAGGGAGTCGCTCCCGGAAGGGATGAGATGATGGATGAATTAGAATTAAGAGAGATTGAGCAGCGTCTTGCTCATTTCCGCAACTATGGCTTTATCGGTGAGGCTGGATTGCGTGACGCGCAACAGCAGACGCTACTCAACGACGCACACGCGTTATGGGCAGGTATGCTGCGCTACAAGTCACTATTCAAACACGAGGAAGGGTTGAACGCTGACCTGCGAGCCGACCTCGCTCGCATGACAGAGGAACGGGATGCGTGGAGATCATATGTGTTTGAACAGCGATCACGAATGAACTATCTTGACAATAAATTAGATATTATGTATGGGAAACTTCTTATGAAATACGGAAGCCGACCATGACTGAGCCATATTACATCGGATCCACCGAGTTCATCATCGTCGATAGACCATGCGACCTCCCCTCCCACACGACATTCATCGGCGTCCTGGCTAAGACTGACGAGATCGCGCTGGACACGTTCCGGCAACGTCACGATTATGAGCCGGAGAAATGTTACGTTTATGAGAACTCAATGTGCAAGTCATATTATTTCGAGGTGATAGAGGAGAAGGAATGATGGATGAGCTAGATGTTGAACGTAAGGATTGGAGGGAATTTGCATGGGAGGCTGTATTTGGCAGTAAATCTGATGAAGAGATTGAGCGTGATTTTTTTGAAATATTTTGCAAATATGGCGGTTCCATCGAAGAGAAAACTGAAGATACTTGGCATTACAATGACAGCTAAGTCATATACAAGAGGTTATCCAATCGTGTTTATAAATTCAAAGTGGGTGTATAAGGACAATGGAGATGATGCAACAATTGATCGCATGTGCGCTAGATGTGGCAAAATGCCGACAATAGAAGGATATGACGCATGTTTAGGTCATTTGGATAATGTCGAATCAGCTTGTTGTGGACACGGCGCAACGAAACCATATATTGTAAGCCGAAGCGCAGATGCAACCTAATTTGTGGGATAAGGAGTAGACTTGACACAGGAAACAAGATGTGTTATTATGGTATTCATGGCAAACATTGTAACGCATTTTGTTTTTGATAAAGTAGAGTTGTCTATAATGCGTTTGATGTTTGCCAAAACTCAAAAACAATAGACAGCTCTATTTTGTTACAAGGATCAACAAGATGACATACAGCAAAGATGAGAAGGCAGAATATAACAAAAAGTATGCGCAAGAACATAAAGAAGAATTAGCAGCATATCAGAATAAATACCGACAAGACAATAAAAAAGAAATAGTAGCGCATAATAAGAAATACTACAAAGAACATAGAGAAGAAATATTAGTTTCTAAAAATAGATATTACCATGAAAATAAAGAAAATAAAATAGCTTATGCCAAGAAATACAGACAAGGACATAAAGAAGAAATTAAAAAATATCTACAAGATAATAAAGAGAAGATAGCGAAATATTATCAAGAACATAAAGAAGCGCGCGCGATTAGTGGAAGGATATACAGACAAGAAAACAAAGAATACATATCAGTGCGCATGAGGAAATACTATCAAGAATGTAAAGATGATATAGCATTTTATAATAAAAAATATTACCAGGATAATAAAGAAAAGATAGAAGCACGTGAGAAAAAATATCGACAAGCACACATTGGTCAGATTGCGGATCGTAAGAAAAAATACTACCAAGAACATAAAGAAGATATAAGAAAATACCAACAAGTTAATAAGGAAATGAGGGCAGCTACTAATAAAAAATATAAACAAAACAATTCTGACAAGTATGCAGCTCTTTGTGCAAAACGCCGCGCATTAAAACTAAATAGACCTTTTGACAATAAGTATAAAGAAGAGATAGAAGCATTCTACACAGAAAGAGACTGTCTAACAAAAGAGACCGGCATTCAGTATCATGTAGACCACATCGTACCATTGCAAGGCGAGAAAGTTAGCGGCTTTCATGTACCATGGAATTTGCAGGTAATAACAGCAGAGGAAAACTTGAGTAAAGGAAATAGGATTTATGGCAAAAGGTAGGTTTATATCAAACTCAATATGTTTAGACAAGGTGGTAAATGACCTTGACGATCCCTGGTCGATACTAGCCTTTACATGGTTGGTCACACACGCAGACCGTGAAGGTAGAACTTATGGAGATCCGGCTATTGTAAGATCGAAAGTATTTCCTAGAAGAACCGACGTAACAATCGACCAAATAGAAAGATATATAAAAGCCTGGCATGATGCTGGTCTTATAGTTTTGTATGAAGCTGACGGGGATAAGTTTATTTATTTTCCTGGTTTTGAGAAGAACCAAGTAGGGTTACAAAAGGAAAGGGAAACCCCCTCGATTATTCCTGACCCTACTCTAGAAGTTATCCAGAGTAATGCTAGAGTAATGCAAGATGAAATCACTGTTAAGTTAATAGAAGAGAATACTAATATTAAGTCTAATAATAATAAGAAGATAATCACCGAAAATAACGCAGATTCACTTCCCAACCGTACTCCAGAAATAGAAACGTACCTAAAAACTATCTCGGATAAGTTGGAGCAACCTTATAAGAATCATACGCAGATAAAAAAAGTCTTATCATTCCGGGATGATTTTGATGATAAGATAATATACCAGGCTGTGGAATGGGCAGCCGAAAAGGGAATGACAATGGGCAACACCATATCAGCGCTGAGTAAAGCCCTGCCGAACTGGGGCCGCGCATCACCCAAGAAGGACGCCAACCCATTCAAGGCATTATTAGAGAGAGAGGAGTAAGAGATGAGTATTAAAATTAGACAATATATGCGAAAAAATATTGAAGATCATATTGATCCATTAACCGGAGAAGTCAACTCAACATCGTTGGCCGAAGATACTTTCTGGACTCTTGAGCCGGATTCAAACAACGAAGAAGCGCCAGAGAAATATTTTGAATGCGCGTTTGAAGTGGCCGAACAACATGAAATAAGAACCGGCGTTAAACGATGAATAAGTCATTAGTTATTAGCGAGATGACCCCCGCCGAACTGAGCAATGGTATTGCGCTGAAGGTGATGGAGTGGAAAAAATGCGAGTATCCGTCAGCATACGAAGGATGGCCAACGTGGAAAGTATGGAGGGATTGGAATGGCAACATCGTTGATGATTTTTCCCCAGCCAATAATTATACTCACTGTTCCATTGCGGAAGAAAGGATAAAAGAATTTGGGCTGACTGAAGAATATATAGATAACTTGCTCGAGACTGTTCGAGGTGACGGCTGGCCAGAGGATTACATTTTCGACCTTGTCCACGCCACATGTGCGCAGAAGTGTAAGGCGATGTTAGTGACGGTACTAAATGAATAAACAACTTATAACAAAATTGTTATACCCATTCAAGGCATTATTAGAGAGAGAGGAGTAAGGTTATGGACACATTATTTTTCGATATTGAGACAACAGCGAACCAGGAGGCCATTGACATGCTTCCTGAACCAACCGCGCCAGCCAATTATAAGGACGCGGAAAAGATAGCAGCATACATCGTAACCAAAAGAATAGAGCAAGCGGAGAAGGCAGCACTCGACCCGGACACTGGCAAAGTTGCGGCTATTGGATTGTCGGTTTCTGGAAAAGAAATTATTTCTATTAACAGAAACGAGGCAACGGAAAGAGATGTCATTATATTCTTTTGGAATAGGTTTGCCGAAACAAACGCCCATTCATGCGGGTACAACATCATTGGTTTTGACTTGCCATTTCTTCTCCGCCGTTCATTCGCATTGGGTATCGAGGTCCCGATTAGGCCACACCTGGCTAAATATCAGACAGAGCCAACATGTGACTTAATGGGAATACTTTATAACTGGGGACAGGCTAAGGGGCTTAAATGGGTATGCAAGCGTTACGGTATCGACAACCCACTTCCTGATTTGGAAGGTTCTCAAGTGAAAGACATGGACGCAGAGACATTACGGAAGTACGTAGAAAATGACGTAAACCTTGTCGTGAAACTGCACGAAATGATGAATGGAATATATTTTTAGAGAGAGGATTAAGAATGAATAAACAACTTATAACAAAATTGTTATATCGCCTATCCGTCGCCTATTCAGCAGCGCGGACCAGCGACCCCGAGGCCATGTCCGACTTGTGGCTTGAGATATTGTCGGAGTTCACGGATGAGGTTGTTAAAGATTCGGTGGATATGCTTATCAAGACCGCTAAATGGTTCCCCTCGCTGAATGAGGTTATTGTCGCATGTAACCAGTTGAATGCGGCGCGGGTACAGGCTTTACAGAATGAACATGCAGAGCTGAAATTCGCTGAAGTGTATAACGAGAAACGCTGGTTAGAAATTATCGCAGGTTATGAATGGTACGGCGGTCAATCCCTCGTTGAATCTGCACGTCAGGACATGGTACGCGCTAAAAATGCCCGTCCTAAAACTGAAATGTCTGAAGAGATGAGGATTGAGATTGAACGGTTAGTTAAAAAGATGACGATGAAAGGTGGAAATGATGAGTAAATATCTTTGTGTTTTAGATGGTATCGAAATAGTTACAGATTGTTTCATGCCGGTTATAGAAATACCAAAAGATAATACTGTGATAGTCATCGGAGGTGATACTTCTAAATTAGCGCCGAGAGATAGATTTGTGTTTTCCAGTAAGATCGGAGAGGTATATTTCTACGATAGGGAGGCCTCCCATGATTAGCATCCAGCAGACACTATTCGAGAAGTCCCCCGCCGGTCGATGTCCGATAGCACAAGCGTATTATGATACGTTTTTATTATACGCGAGTATAAGTGAGTGGAATGTAAGCACCGTAGACTCCGCCGGGCTATATTGGGCGCACGTCGAGAACTGCGACGTGCGCAACGTGATCATGCCCGACGATGACATATACGAGAAGGTTATCGGTGACGAGGTGTGGGACTTGCCGGTGGGAAGGGAGGAGTGATGGCTGAATGGATTAGCGTAGAGGATAGGTTACCAAAATGGGAAAACAGAGAAGATTCACAGTCGTATTATGTATATCTTGAAAATAGTTTTTGGGCTAAACATGCTATCTGGCTTTATGTCGGAAACGGAGAGTGGTACCGTGACGATATTGACAGGATAGAAACTGACGCAGTCACCCACTGGATGCCCCTCCTACCACCACCGGATGCCATCAGCATAGAAGTACACGGAACCGACAAGTTTATTCGGATCGTAAATGGAACGCGAAGTTACATCATCGTTGACGACGACGGCACAGAAGTTGAAGTTACGCAAGATGAGTTCTTCGGTAACCAACCCGCCGATGCGGGACTAGAGAAAGGATAGAGAGATGGAATTAAAAGTAGAACAAGGAAACAAATCAGGACAACTTGTTATAAATGCCTATAATTTATTTGAGTTATTGACATCCGAAGATCAGGAAATATTGTTGCGGGATATGTCAAGACAAACAATCATATTCGAGGAATTAGAAGATCAAATTTCTACCGGATTGAGTACACCTAATTTCAATAGCAAAATATTTGATCTGAGGCAAAAACTAATAACAGAACACATGGGATCAATTATTGCAGAATGGGCAAGCGCAATCATATCAAAATTAACCAAAGCGGTGGAAAATGAACGCCTCGCCAATAAGGATTATTGGGAACTGTATCGCTACGTCAAAGAAAATTATATGTTTGAACGGTATGACAAAAACATGCCTGAAAAAGATCGCGCCGATTATGGAGATACCACAATTTATGCCAATGACATCGCAGATCGTGTGCTGTCGTTGCTAGAGATAGCGAAGGAAGGATAACAAATGTTCCACACAATAATAATCGTAGGTAATTTAGGCCGCGACCCCGAAATGCGTTTTACCCCCAACGGTCAGGCCGTCACTAACATGAGCGTGGCATCATCGAGATCATACACTGGGAGCGAAGGTAACAAGATTGACGAGACAACCTGGTTCAAAGTATCCGTCTGGGGCAAGCAGGCCGAGTCATGTAATACCTACCTGAAGAAGGGTAGCAAGGTTCTTGTCGAGGGTAGACTGCAACCGGATCCCAGCGGCAACCCCCGCACATGGGAAGGTAGCGACGGCGTGACGCACGCATCATTCGAGGTGACGGCTGGCGTGGTCAAGTTCCTGAGTGGGAAGGCGCAGAGTGAATCAGTTGAGCGGTTGAGTAATGATGACATACCGTTCTAAAACCCGCCCCGTGAGATACTGCCTCGCTTACTGGAAGTTATACGATAGGCTGAACAACTGGCCGCTGTGCTGGCTGTGGCAGATTGCGCGTGAGATACACAAGAGGACGTGTAAGGAGTGTCGCAGGTGAAATATTACACAATAGGATATATAATCGCAGAAAACCGGTTTTCTAAGCTAGGTGAGGTAGGTTTTGAATGAGGATGCCTGAACACCGCGCAAAGGGACGTACATCTGACGACCAGTATTGGACACAAGCAACTTGCTATGAGTGCGGACTGCATCATATGGTCAATACTTTCAATGCTAGGGAGAAGTGTCCGCAATGTATAGCCAACCCGCTGCCAAAGAGTAACCGTCCCATCAATGCCAAGGCACATCGTTACTGGTCAGTTGTCTATGACAAGGAGCATGATGAGAATATTCGTTTGCGCAAGGGCGCGAAGTTCACAGAGTATGACATTGACGAGATGGAGCGGCAGGGCGTGATAGCACCTGGTAGCATGTTTAGACACACGAAAACGAGGAAGTATAGGGTGATAAAGGAGAGACGATGAATAAACGCGCGAATTGTTACGAGTGGATAATAGGCCATTACGTGCTGATGCTGTCCCGATGGTGGACGTGGCCGATGGTTACAGTAGAGAGGAGAGATTATGAACAAGAATAAGAATAGTTTTAGAGTGAGATGTAACGATGAATATAATGAGTTTATATTTGCGTATACAACCGTATGGGACAGGCGTGACAGGCGTGAGAAGGATATAACATATTGTCTATATGAGGATGATTTTGCTGCGACAATTCGCAATCCTTCAGATTCTCCGGACACTTATATAGGGCAAAAGAACGCATTACGTAAAATGATGAGCACCACCAATTTTTTTATATATAATAAAGATTACAGAGATATTGTATGGACGCGCTTCTTTGCCATGTGGGGCCGGAACGAACGCGGGGAGGAACCATGCCCCGCCGAGTAGACGATAACCAGCGCGAAATCGTCAAGGCGTTGCGCGAGTGTGGCGCAGATGTTTTCCTTCTCCACGAAGTAGGCAAAGGGTTTCCTGACATAATAGTTGGGATCCGTGGCGCTAACTACCTTATGGAAATCAAGAGTGAGAAAGGTAAGCTGACCCCCGCCGAGATTGAGTTCTTCGACACGTGGAGAGGGCAGAAGGCCTTAGTCCGTAGCGTTGATGAGGCGTTGCGGGTGATGGGAAAGGAGTAGGATTATGGACGATGAGATGTTTGACGAACTTATCGAAAGTGTGAAACAAGGTGGCGAGATATTGCGCAAGATGAAAATAGACAAGATGACTGACCTCAACCGCCGGATGGCGAATCTGATGGGGTATGGAAGTATAAAAGAGGCTAGGTTCTGGCTGGAATCGTTTGATCCCGTCCATGACATAGCTGACACGTTTAAGGTGGTAGAGAGGTTGAGCGATGAATATTACTTAGATCTTCAGCAGGATCGTATCGGCTGGTTTGCTATATTTGTCCCGCGTGGTACTACTAGTTTAGAAAATAGCGCTGAAGCTGACACCCCATCCGAAGCAATCTGCCTGGCTGCTGATAAAGTCGATTATTAATTAATGTCTAAAAAGCACCCTCTCAGACGTGTAGTATATATAGGGACTATTTTATGGGAAATAATCGCGTAGAAGATTTATCACCAACATTAGAGGAAACAGCCTTAATGGGCGTTGATATTAATATTGCGTTGCGCGAACTAACGCATAATGAACAGCGTGCGGTGGTATTGGGTCATTGGGGATATACGCAACGTGAGATTGGAGAGTTTCTAGGAATATCACAGCGCCATGCTGGACGAACATTGCACCGCGCAAAATCAAAACTAAAGGTTATACTAGCGTGAATAGATATTGCCCTTGCGGAAAAGAAATCCACCCAAACCATAATCTTTGTAGAGAGTGCTTGTCTATATATGGCAAAGATAGAAAAGGGTGGCCGGAGTGGTTGAGATTTATGGTTGCGGATATACGTAGGGAAGTTGAATACGAATGCAATCACTATGAGCTAGACATTACCCGTTTAGACGGCGAAGAGAGTATAGATTCTGAGACCGCGAGAAAGATGCGTGGTCGGATCATATGTTAGTAGAGACTAAATCAAATGTTTGTTGCTGCTCGATATGCAACTAAAAAAAGATCGAGTTCAAATGTTATCAAGAATATAGGAGTAAGATATGGATCAAGTATTGCAAGAATTCGCACAGGAGATATTGTTACAACTTGTCTACCTGTTAGTCCCGCTGGTAGTGGTTTGGGCTGGCAAGATGGTTGTTAGTGCATGGACAGAGTTGAAGATGTGGCAGCCAAATATTGCAATGTACATTGAAGACGCTGCTGAGTTTGCTGTAAACGCTGCTGAACAGGTTGGGTTGACAGGGGCGTTGGCTGAACTTGCTGACAGTAAACTGGATTATGCAACCGACATCGCTAAAAAATACTTAGTTTCAAAAGGCTTAAAACATATTGATTTAGATCTATTACGAGCAGCCATTGAGGCCGAAATAAAGAAAGCAAACTTTCCACACGCAGAGGGATAAACATCAATGAGCAATGGCGACTTACTTCACACTATTCAAAATGCAGTAGACGAGGGGGATTCAATACCCCCAAAAGTAACAAATAGATTGATACTTGCGGGAGTAATCGAATTGTATAATAAATTTGAGGATGTGGAGAAGTTGCGCGGTGAAGTTGCTGCCATTCGAAAATGTCACCACGATTACCCTTCATTGACCTGGCTAATTGTTCACAAGCCGAAATCGACCATATTCTGTGTAGTCCTGGTATTGACGATAATCATTGCACTACAGCCATTATTTGAAAAGTTATTCATGTGATCAACCCCGAGCCGAAAGCGGATGAATTTGTCAACTGGACATGGGAAACGATATTAGATAAGACGGAGATAGAGACACATAAGCTAAATGATAACTGGGCAACAGAGTACCAACATTTTATGGCAATTTTTATGCGGCTGAGCGAGTCGCAGAATTGACCTCATAACCGACCTCACACTGGCGCGTGTAGCGCAACACAAACGGAGGTGCGGTTATGGGTGTTTACGGAAGGGAGTAGGATGAACGGCTACGATAACAAGGCAATGCAAGCCCGCGAGGGTGAGGACTGCGAGAATTGCGGACACATAGCCGAACATTGGCATCACGCCGTTGTGAGAAGAATGCGGAGGAAGCCTGAGCTGAATGGCATGTTTCAACCTGGTACACCTCTGCAACTCGTGTCATCGCTGGTTCCACTCAAAAGGTTACGAGGGCAGGCGGATAGCGTTCCAGATGAATTGCAAGCGGTACGGCAAGGATAACATGATGGAGTGGTACGAGGGATTGGATCTGATAACGAAAGAGAGGATGTGGTGACCAACTGGAAGAATAGAATAATAGGATCTGGAGAGTTGCCAGCATCCGAGTTCCTGGCGAACCCGATGAACTGGCGCATTCATCCCAAGCCGCAACAGGAAGCGATGAAAGGCGCGCTAAACGAGATAGGATGGATTCAGGAGGTCATAGTCAACCAGAACACCGGCAACATGATTGACGGGCATTTACGTGTAACGCTTGCAATGCGAGAAGGTGAAGATACGCCGGTACCCGTGAAATATGTTGACTTAACACAAGAAGAGGAACATCTTGCGCTAACTACGCTTGACCCGATTGCTGCAATGGCAGCGGCTGATAAACAGCAGCTTGACGGCCTGATGCAGAATATCCAGACTGGCGAGGCTGGATTGCAGGAGATGTTGAGCGGGCTGGCGGAGGATAATGGGCTGTACTTTGGTGAGGAAGAAGTACCGGAGGACGCCGAGCCGCAGATTGACAAGGCAGAAGAACTGCGCGAGAAGTGGGGTGTTGAAACGGGGCAGATGTGGCAGTTAGGTGAGCATCGGATTGTGTGTGGGGATTGCACGGATAAGTTGGTGGTTGATAGGGTGATGGGCGGAGAGAAGGCGGATATGGTATTCACTGACCCGCCATATAACGTTTCGTATCAAGACAACGAAAGTATAGAGTCCTTAAAGGCGCGAAACCGCAGAACAGACGGATTGGTGGTTAGCAATGATTCGATGACAGACGATGAGTTTGACGCCTTTCTGATTGCGTTCTTGTCTGTATTGCCACTAAAGAACGGAGGCGCATATTACCTGTGCGCCCCGCCGGGGCGCCCAGAGACACAGTTCAGAATTGCGCTTAACAGTGTCTCTGGGCTACAGTTAAGAGAATGCATTGTATGGATAAAAGACGTGTTTGTATTTGGTAGACAAGATTATCACTGGAGACACGAAAGCATCCTTTATGGATGGAAAGATGGGGCTGCGCATTATTTTATAGATGACAGAAAACAAGATACTGTGTGGGAGTATGAGCGTCCGAAAGTCTCCAAGGATCATCCAACGATGAAGCCTGTTGAGTTACCGAACAAGGCGATTGGTAATAGTTCAAAGTCAGGCGAAGTTATATTTGACCCATTCCTCGGCTCCGGCACCACCCTCATTGCCTGCGAACGCCTGCACCGCAAATGTCGAGCAATCGAAATTAGCCCTGCATACGTTGCAGTAGCGATACAAAGATGGGCGAATGTGACAGGATTAGAGCCGGAATTGATAGAAAAGTGACTGTTTTATGCAGAAATAGCGCATAAAATGCAACAAAAGCGTGTAAAATAAGGCAAAGAATAGAGTAATTATTCACAAATTTCACATTGGTGAGGCATGGCAAGAATAAACAAAAAGAGAGTAAAAGACGCATTGCACAAGTACAAGGGTGCTGCGTATCTTGCAGCTAAACATATTAACTGTACCCCAAAAACTATTTACAACTATATAAATAAATATGATGATTTGCGCGAGATAAAAGAAGATTATGACGAAGAGGTCAACGATATTGCAGAATTAGGATTGCGTGAATCTGTAATAGCTAAAAGAGAATGGGCAATAAAGTACCAATTATCAACTAAGGGTAAATCGAGAGGATACGTAGAGAGACAAGAAACAGATTTCGCAATCAAAGGCGATAAAACAATATTTGTTGTAGGACACGGGATAGAAGATGCAAAAGATAACGATTGATCCTGGCCTTTATAATAAAATATATTACTCGCACATAAAGGATTCACAAAGAACGCAGATATTCTTTGGTGGATCGTCTTCAGGTAAGTCAGTGTTTCTTGCACAGCGTACAGTAGAGGATGTTCTTGCAGGTGGTCGTAATTACCTGGTATGCAGGGCTGTTGGCAGAACTATCAGACGCTCAGTGTATAACGAGATAGTCAAGGTTATTCGTGATTGGGGCCTGAGCGAGTTCTTCAATATCAATAAGTCCGAGTTAATAATCACTTGTGCGAATGGTTATCAGATTATGTTCTCAGGGCTTGATGATGTAGAGAAGGTGAAATCAATGACGCCTGAGAATGGCGTTATAACTGATATATGGGTGGAAGAAGCTACAGAGACAAACCACGACGCTGTAAAGCAACTATATAAGCGGCAACGTGGTAAGAGTGAAAAGCCTAAACGGTTGACGATGAGTTTCAACCCTATACTGCAAACACATTGGATCTATTCTACTTATTTCAAGAATTGGGACGATGAGCAGACAGTAAAAGATACTGACAAACTACTCGTCCTGAAAACGACCTATAAAGATAATGAATATCTGACAACAGAGGACATTGCAGACCTTGAGAATGAGACAGATGAATATTTCTACAATGTTTATACTTTGGGACTGTGGGGGACGCTCGGTGATGTCATCTTCAAGAATTGGAAAGTTGTTGACTTATCCGATACCAGGAAACGATATGACACATTCCATAATGGCCTTGACTTCGGATTCGCTGCTGACCCGGCTGCAGTACTCGTAACAGCTAGGAATGCTGCAAAGAAGGAAATATATATCTTCGATGAGTTATACGAGCGTGGATTGACAAATGATATACTTGCAGAAGAAGTTATTAGGATGATCGACCAGGATTACATCTATTGCGATTCTGCTGAACCAAAATCGATACAAGAATTAAAGAATCATGGCGTTAGAGCGTTGGCAACCGAGAAGGGCGCAGATAGTATCTTACATGGGATCCAATGGTTGCAGCAGAACAAGATATTTGTAGACAAGAACTGCGTGAATATGATCATGGAGTTTCAACAGTACCAATGGCAAAAAGATAAGGACGGCAACAGTATTAAGAAGCCGGTAGACAAGGTTAATCATCTAATTGACGGGTTGCGATATGCCTATAACCGTGAATGGAAACAGAAGCAGGTAGCAAGGAGCTATCAAGGATGACTGTTGAACTAATACAAGGTGATTGCCTAGAAGTGATGAAGGGCATGGCTGACAAGAGTGTGGACGCTGTGGTAACTGACCCGCCGTATGGGAAAAAGTGGGCGCGTGGCTCAAACAGTTTTGGAACAATCCCTCAAAACGGCGTTAAAGCAGAAAGCGTATCATGGGACAACCGCCCATCAAAAGAATATTTCTATGAATTACAAAGATTATCAAATATGCAGGTTATTTGGGGCGGTAACTATTTTACAGATTATTTGCCGCCAACTAACTGCTGGCTAGTTTGGGATAAGTTAGGCTCAATGAAAGATGGAGCGCCTTTTGCTGATGTGGAGATGGCATGGTGTTCTCTTAATAAAGTTGCCAGAAAATTCACTTTACGAAACAGAGGTTTTATAAAGGACAGTAAAGATATAAAATACCATCCAACACAAAAACCATCAGAACTAATGACTTGGGTTATTCAAAATTACACGCAACCAGGCGATACCATCCTTGACCCATTCATGGGTTCGGGAACAACCGGCGTGGCTTGCGTGCAGACAGGTAGAAACTTCATCGGGATTGAGATAGATGAACAATATTTCAAGATAGCCGAGAAGCGAATAGCCGAAGCGCAGATGCAACCTAATCTGTTTATTAGTGACAAAGTGTCACAAGGATAATTTATGTCAGATATTGAAACTGCATTTAATGCGATAAAGAATAAGCAGCCTAAGTTTACAGAATACATAAATTATTACAACGGTGATCATCCGCTTGTGTTCTCATCTAAACGACTTAAGACTATATTTCCTAATTCAGAACTCAAGTTCTCGGAGAACTGGTGCTCAGTTGTAATCGACAGCGTTCTTGACCGGATCGAATTGCAGAACTTTTCAGGAAAGTCGGACGCAGAAACTAAGGCGCTAAATGACCTATGGATGCAGGGCCAGATGAATGACGAGGCTGACAGATTGCATGAATCCATGTTGGTGACTGGAGAAGGATATTTAATAGTGTGGCCAGATGAAGAAAATAAGGCCCAGGCGTTCTATAATGATCCGCGCAAGTGTTATATGCAGATGGACGCAGAAAACCCTAAAATACCATCATGGGGCGCTAAAATATGGATAACTGAAGCGAATGCCTGGCGGCTAAACTTGTATTATTCAGATAGAATTGAAAAGTATGCAACAAAGTCGCGCAGTGATAAGGCTTATCCAGATTCTTACAAAGAATTCAAAGAGTTCATAGATGAGCCGGTAATACAGAATGAATACGGATTGATCCCAATGTTCAAATTCGGCAAGAAAAGCGAGCTGAAGAACATCATACCGTTGCAGGCTGCAGTAAATAAACTCTTTTCAGATATGATGATCTCAAGCGAGTTTGGATCATTTAGGCAGCGATACATCCTTACAGAATCAGATGTTAGCACACTAAAGAATTCACCAAATGAGATATGGACTATTCCAGACACAGACGCGAATGTTGGGGAGTTCGGAGTAACAGAGTTGAGCAACTTTATCGGTGGCATGACTGATATTAGAACGACTATCAGCACAATTAGTAAGACACCTAAACATTACTTTTTCAACAAAGGAGGTGATCCCTCTGGGGAGGCCTTGATTGCTATGGAGGCTCCTCTCAACAAGAAGTGCGATAATTACATCAAGTCACTTATAGAATACTGGCGTGATGTAGTTGGTTTCATGGCGGTTATTGATAACCTGAATATTGACGTAGAGAATATTACACCAGTGTTCGTACCACCTGAAACAATACAACCGAAAACAGAATCCGAGATAATGCAAGCAGAAGTAGGTATCGGATTGCCTGTTGTAACCGTGTTACGTAATCATGGTTGGACAGATGCAGAGATAAAACAGTATGAGAAGGATAAGGCCGCCGAACAAATGGCAAACGCTGAATTAGCTGCTGCTTACATGGACCAGGCGCGTAGGAATAGCAACGAGGATGAAGAATAATAAATGCCCGAATATCCAATAGATGATCCCGTAGTTGTTCAAACAATGCGGCTATTCAAGATCGAACTGCTGGCCCGTGAACACCGTCAAATGCAAGAGATGGCTCAGGCGTGGTTACAGGTCGAGCGCACATTGCGGGACAAGATTGGATTGCTGGCTCAAGAAGCCTATGATTTATCATTGGCAGGTAAAACGCTGTCACGGTCTAAATTGTATAATATGGATAGGTATAGATCGCTATTATCGCAAACGCAGGTTGAATACCAGAAGTACGCTGTATGGGCTACAGACTTCACGACAACAGGTCAAGCGCAAATGGCTAAGTTAGGAATGGATCAATCATATCAGGCAATGAGCGCGGTCTATTCTGATGTTGGATCTATAATGCCATATTTTGAAAGGTTGCCGATTGAGGCGGTCCAGAACATGGCCGGTATTGCTGGGAACGGTAAACCGCTTGGCAACTTACTAAAAGAACGATTAACCGTGAACGTAGTTAGTAAAGATACATCATGGGACGTAATGAATCGATTGACCAACACGCTAATAGATGGTACTGCGTTAGGTCGTAATCCATCTGTAACGGCTGGCTTGATGAAAGCAGATCTGACTGGTGGATTGAATAAGGCAATGACAATAGCGCGAACTGAGCAATTGAGAGTATACAGGGAAGTAAGCGCACAGAGTTATGAACAGTCAGGATTGGTCAAGGGTCACAAGAGACTAACGGCACATGATAGCAGGGTGTGCGTTGGGTGCCTGGCTGATGAGGGTACAGTTTATCCAGTTACAGAACCTATACCGGATCATCCTAACGGAAGAGCAGAGGTTGAAGGCAACTTAATAGCATCCTCTTCACCGACTGCCTTCGAAACCATTAGCTACAATGGAGATATTGTCGTCATTAACACTGCCTCTGGAAAGTTCCTTCCCGTCACCCCGAACCACCCTATATTGACTCAGCGTGGATGGATTCCTGCTAAGTTCATCAAGAAAGGTGATGATGTACTCAACGACAACATCGGAGAGCGGACTTCTACTGGAATGAGTCCAAACAAAAACCATGTTCCAACCCTTGTTGAGAATATACCGAGTTCTTTCAATATGACCAGTCTTGGAAGCGTGCCAGAATCCACCAAAAATCTCTATCGCGACAGGATAGATGGCAAGGTCGATGTTATATTTATCAATAGCTTTTTGTGGAACAGTTGCGATGCCTTTGATCGCGAGCATATCATAAAGCACTTTTTCGGTAGCGGACATACAGGATTGTCTTTCCTCACGAGTTTTGGCAATCTTACATCTATGTTCAAAGGATTGTTTTTTACCGCGCCACCACTCTTGAGCATTGAGCATAATGGTTCTTTTCTCGGAGTCAGACATTCTGCTAGCGCGCAATCTATTGGATTCAGTAATGGATCTTCTAACGATATTGTTTTCAATAAGAATACGTCTTATAACGGATCTGGAAACATTATAAGCAATAGAGATAGCCTTTTCAGAATCGCCGGAAATGTACCTGGAAACAATATCGCTTTCAGGAAGAGAAAGTTTACAAGTAGAGTTAGCGGATATTTTGATACTCTTAATCTTGGCTCTTTCGGATTCATTCCTAAAGTGTCCTTGAGCCTTGATTTGATTCGCGAGTCGCTTATAAGAAGTGTGCCATTTAGAGGCAGCATCCTCAATGCTATCGCCGGAAATATAATCTTTGATCGCGTTACTAATGTTGATGTCAGGTGCTTTTCTTGTCATGTTTATAGTCTCCAAAATCAAGAGGAATGGTACAGCAGTAACCATATTATATCACATAACTGTACCGGCGTTCCTATTGTCAAGGGAATGAAAGAGATAAAATGGCAGGGTGGCGAAAGTTGGCTGAAGACACAGCCGGAAGAAATGCAGCGTTCAATTTTGGGCGATGGTCGTTATAATCAGTGGAAGGATGGAGCTAGTTTCAAGAGCTTCAGCGTTATCAAGCGTGACCCTGTTTGGGGTGATAGCGTTATACCGGCCCCGGTAGGGGATTCGATCAAAAATAAATTGAACAAAGTGAGTAATGTTAATAAGGATTATCTGCCCAGAATAACAACGAATAATCCTTATCTAGGAACAAGAACGGTAACGGATGAAGAAATATTAAGATTTGGAGAAAGAGTAAAGTCTATGCCACCTGCAATAAGAAATCTTGAACCCGTAGAGGGTAAATTTAGAGAATATCGAAGGTTATCTCATGGCGAGTTTTCTACAATTCAATCAGACGATACGTTAAGTTTCGGCATTGTTAAAGATGCAAAATTATCGCCATATGGCAGTGCGTTTAACAGAAAAGGTGTATATATTAGCGAAGAATTTGTTGGAACAATGATACAAGACCATGAATATATACATTCTTTGGTAGACAGAAATCGAATATTATTTACAGCAGTTGAAGATAATTATAAACCACCTTTTTTGTACGGGCACGCAAAAACGGCCGGGCGAAAAATGAGCGAGCAATTTACAATGACAATGTCTGGATATTCAGAAAATAGAAAAGGGTGGATTGATAATATCTATGACATTATAAAAATAGATGATAGAACACTTGGTCTTGTAGATGCAGAATCACAGGTGTTAGAAGTTGAGCGGTTATTAAGAGGTACAGGGTTATGGTAAAAGTTGACTATTCCAAATTGTCGTTTATTGAGATCATAAAAATAATAATAAAGGCTGAAACCCCACACAAATAAGGATGTAAAATGACTCAAACTTTAAACCTTTTACCTGCTGGAGAATACGAATTAATCAAACGTACAGCCAAAGGCATATATGTATTAATTGGCAAGGATAAAGTTTATATACCATATTCAGAAACGCTAAACGATTCTATATTCTCAGAAGAAGATAGTAAAGATGTAGTTGAATAATCGCATCTATTATGCTACAATGACAGCATAGGAAAGGATAAGAAGATGTTTAGGCGATTTGTAGGGCAGTGTTGCGAAGATGTCATTGAGAACATAAGAGAAACAGACAAAACCATTGCTGAATGCGAAAGGATGCTTGCTGTAGAAAAAGAACGGGTAGACATTATGTACGGCGTGTTTTGTGCAGATTGCAAACATTTTAACTTCGGTAATGGTCAACGTAATGATGTTTTGTGTAAAGATAGTAAATGTCTGTTGTTTAGATTTATGAGTTACAGTCACTTGACAGATACGGTAAAAGATATGGTTATAGATGCATTAGTTAGAAAGGCTTACCCATGAACACATCAGGTAGTTTACCATCAATAATAGCGATAATCATGGTAATGGTAGGGTTATGCTTTGCGGTGTTTATGATAGCAGGATTATTAGGTGTTTATTAGTGAAAGGGTAACAATATGACTAAAATAAAAGAGTACGGCGGGATATTCGCAATCGCAGGCGGATGCTTCTTGTTCGGCCTGGTCGTGGGATTATACATTATTGCAGCGTCATTGTGTGTGTATTGATATGAATAAAGTTTCAGCAGGGGCATGTTTATTTTTTTGGTTGCAGGGTTTATGCTACGGGATGCTTTTATATGCGTGGATTATAGGGGATCTTTCTAAATGAACGATGAGCTGAGAGAAGAACTAGACGACAAGGCTAACGAGATCAGTTTTCGACTGCTAACGCATAACGAAGCAACCGAAACACAGTACCAGCTTATCAGGGATATATTAGGGATAATATTTGAAGATGTTGCCGACACCAATCAAGCGTAGCTATTCCCCAGATCGCAACTTCTGGGTTATAATTAGACGAGCGTTAATAATGATTTTAGGCGCAATAGAGGATATGTTGGGAATGGATAGGTCAATAGTACCAAAGCGTAAAAGATAACAATTAAATAACAGTCCCCGGGAAACCTGCGGCATATTAATAAGTCACCGAGAAATCAGTGATTTATCAATATGTCGCTTTTTTTATTATATGGCGAGAAGCCAAAAAGGAGTAACGAGATGTTACGCAAAGTTTATGAAGCCGACAAAGGCGGAGCGGGAAGTTCAGCCGATGAAGGAACACCACCAACACCAGATACACCAACACCAGACGCCATAACTTGGGAGGCCGTGCTAGCGGGCCTCACAGACGAGGCTAAGACACTGTACCAGGATCATACTAGCGGATTAACCAGCGCACTTGACAAAGAGCGTGATGCTCGAAAGGATCAGGAGAAATCGTTAAGAGATTTAGCGAAACAAGCAGAAGCTGGAAGTGATGCACAAAAGCAATTAACTGAGATTGCTGACAAACTGGTAACAGAAACAAAGAGGGCTGACTTCTTCCAAGAAGCGGCAAAGCCGGAGATCGGGTGCCGTAGCACAAAAGCAGCCTTCACACTCGCACTTGCAGATGATCTATTTGACAAGCGCGGTAACGTAAACTGGACAGCTCTCAAAGAGAGTTACCCGGAACTATTTGGAGTAACACCAAAGCCGACCGCTGATGCTGGAGCTGGTAGAAATACCGGAATCGCTGGGGAGTCAGTCGATGATAGGATCAGAAAGGCGGCTCATAGATAACAGGAGATAATATGCCATACAATAGCATAATTGATGCCGATTGCGCGGATTCACTTATTCCCGTAGAAGAGGCGAATGAAATAATTAAAGGCGTGCCACAACTTTCACATGTTTTGAGCATGGCCAAAAGATTACCCAATATGTCTAGCGCAACAAAGACAATGCCGGTAATCTCATCTTTACCAACTGCCTATTTTGTTAATGGCAGGACTGGATTAAAGAACACAACTAGAATGTGCTGGGAAGACAAGACCATTACCGCCGAAGAACTTGCGGTGATCGTTCCTATTCCACAAAGCATTTTGGACGATAGTAAATACCCAATTTGGGCCGAAGTAAAACCGTTGTTAATGGAAGCATTTGGTGTTGCGATTGATGCAGCCGTTCTTGTAGGAACTAACGCCCCTGCTTCTTGGCCGGATGACATTCTAACAGGTCTTGTAGCTGCAGGAAATGATGTAACACTCGGATCCGGCGCTGACCTTTACGAAGAAGTAATGGCTGAGACAGGCATTATTAGCCTAGTTGAAGCTGATGGATATTTACCAACCGGGCATTTAGCATTAACTGAAATGCGCGGCAGACTTCGTAACCTTAGAGACACAGAGGGCAATCTGATCTTTACCTCATCCATGCAAGGTGTTTCTGATTACGCGATTGACGGTCAACCAATGCAGTTTGTGCGCAACGGT